CAGTTGAACCAACTCCACCGTTCTTCCCACCGTACTTCGGTGGAGACTATGACGCACCGTACGTAGCCCCACCGTTCTTCCCGTTCTTCCCGTACTTTGACCCAACTCCACCGTACTTCCCGTACTTTGACCCAACTCCACCGTACTTCCCGTACTTTGACCCAACTCCACCGTACTTCCCGTACTTTGACCCAACTCCACCGTTCTTCCCATTCTTCCCAAATTTTGGGGGCCCATTGTCACCAAGGGCTACATGATATAAAAACTAAGTAAGGTATACTTAAAAACATGCTACACTTATATACATGCTAACTAAAGAACACATTATCTACTCTGGACAAACCACAGACAGAGTTATTATGGCACTTGCACTTGGTATTGAAGGGGATGTGCTAATTACTATTCCAACCTTTGTAGACATTTACGAACTATTATTAAGTAGTACAAGTATTTCATGTTCTAGAGAAAAGTGTGACGTGGTAAACCTACTTAAAGACGGTGAAATTATTGAAACTTTGTCGTTAAACGATTCTTTTATGGGATCCGTTTTGGCTAGTAGTCCAGACATTATGGAAATTGTACGTAGAAACCTAGACAACTCCATCCCCGAGTTAACCGTAGAAATAAGAACTAAACTTTCTGTTGTTCCAGGATGGTCGTACAATGAATTTGGGTTTGTACCACCTTTGGGTTGGATTTTGCCACCCGAGCGAACTCCAGAAGAAATAGAAATAGCCCGTGTGTCTATGCAAAAACTTAGAGAGCAGTAGTACATGTCAGAAGAAAACTTAACTCCTTGGCAAAAGTACAAAAAAAATCTAGGGGACACTAGACCTTGGGATTTAGTTAATCCTAATACAAAATATGCACCTGAAGAACTTGCAGATAAAAGATTGCAAATATGTTTAGGGTGTCCAGAACTAATTAAATTAACAAAACAATGCAAAAAATGCGGCTGCATAATGTCTTTAAAAACAAAACTAGAGGCTGCGACGTGTCCATTAGGCAAGTGGTAATAATAAAAAAATAAATAATAAATTTTTAAATGGGGGGAGCAGCAAAATTAAAAATCCATATTTGTTAAAAACAGTATTGCCAGAAGAAGAGCATAAAAATTTACAAAATTTAGCAATGCTTTTGTGGTCAACAGACAAAACTACCTACAATGCAGGCTTTGGAAGACATCAATGGACTATTTGGGATGAAACACACCCTGAGCACGTCGAGCCACTAAGACGATATCATGAAATGCTTCTTCCTTTAGCAAGAGAAGAATTTGAGTCTAAAACACTTGTTCCTTCTTGGTGTTTAATTAGTATTTACGAGGGTAAAGAAGCAAAACTTTGGAAACACAAAGACGACAATGCCTGTACTTATCATATAAACTATACTATTTTTCATAAAACACCATGGGATTTTTATGTTGAGGGTGAAAAGTTTTCTCCAAAAGAAAATGATGCTATTATGTCTTATGGAAATGATCAAGAACACTGGAGAGAAGATTTTCCTAATCCAGAAAATAATCTTGTAGCAAATGCATTTTTCTTTTACACAGAACCAGATCATTGGTTTTTTAAGCATGGTCCACAATACTTATACACAGACATAAGGGCCAATATATGCAGTGGTTAGTTGGCTAAATTGAAAGATCCATTACTAATCGATAATTTTTTAAGTCAAGAAGATTATGAGAACCTATTAAAACAGATAAAAAATCCAAAAGATTTTAAATACGATGCTGGGTTTAGTAGATACTTAAATGACCACAGAGGTCTTCCAGTACTTAAAGAATTATCGGATAAGTTAACAGAGACAGCAAGAAAAATTTTTGATAGCAAGACACTGTTGTCAACATACACCTTATTTGCCCACTATGAAGGACAAGACCCCGAACCAAGTCTTTTTAAGCACAAAGATTCTAATGCTTGCACATACACTTTAGATATGTGTGTTTATCAAAATGACCCATGGGATTTATGGGTAGAGGATAAAAACTATACTTTATACCCAAATCAAGCCCTTGCATATTATGGAGAAGATCAGTTTCACTGGAGAAAAAAATTTCCAAAACCTAAAACAAACAAAGTTGCAATGATTTTTTTTCATTTTGCAGAACCAGATCATTGGTATTTTACTAAAGGCTCATCTTATATAGATGTTATATGGAAAAATATAACAGAAGAAGAGTGGAAACTAAAAAATGAATGAGGTATTTGTAACTAGAAACATAGTAAGTCCAAACTATTCTTGGGAAAATTTTATTCAATGTATAAACGATGGATATTCTTTAGATAATGAAAAAAATCAAAAAGATGAATATAGAGAAGTTATTGGAAAAATAAATTTTTGGCAAAAGTTAACATTGTCTATAGACTGGGTTAATGAAAATAATTTTCCAGGTATAGAAGATACTTCAGAACTACTTTTAAAAATGCTTAATGATACAAATGTGTCAGTAGATCTAAAAATTTTAGGAAAGTTTGGTATTGTAAGTTTTACAGATAAAGAACCAACTACTGGAAAACATCATGATCCAATTGACGTTGTTTATTGTCAATTTATTGGTTCTGTAGATTGGGTGATCTTTAAGAATCAAGGTAAAGAAGAAGAGCACTTTATTTTAAATCCAGGGGATGCTATATACATTCCAAAGGAAGTAGAACACGAGGTAAGGTCTTTATCACCTAGAGCAGCCATATCTTTTATGTTTGGATAAGATTCTATGATTTATTATCAAATGTATAATCCAGCAGGCTTGTTTAATCAAGTAACTAGTATAGGGTTGGCAGTTGGGTTGGCAAGTAGATATAACAAACAGTTAGTTATTCACAACATAAGCAATCCCCCAAACTCTGATTATGGAGGAAAAAATGTACTCTTGGATACTTCAAGAAATAAAAAAGAACCCCTCCTAAGAGGGGTCCTAGTTTAATATTTATTTAGGAAACTTAGACATCCAAGTTTTAGTTCTTGGTGTCATGCCTTTCCAGGCAGCCCAGTTCTCTCCACCGTTACTCATGTGGTATGTGATTTGAGCATTTAGGACTGGGTTAAAAAGTTCGGCATTTGAAGAAAGTTCAAACTTATCCCTACGATCAGGACCAAGTGAATCAATCATATTAATCTGAAAGATACCATATGAGGAATCTCCAGTATTATCATTGCCATTAAATGCCAATGGACGACCATTTGATTCTTTCTTTGCTACTGCCCAAGCCTCAACAAGATTTTTTCCCTTGAAGCCAACTAGAGATAGCATCTTCTTTAGATCTAAATCAGATAGAGATGTTTGGTTTTCAAACCTCTCCAACATTTTTTCCTTAGAAACCAAAAAAACCTCTTTCGAGGTGGTTTCCAATGTCTGAGCCTGTTCAAGACTTAGATTATTTTTTGTATCAAGTTCTGGGGTAGCATTAGCGGTATTAGAAAATACACTAATAAGTAGTACAGTGCTGAGTGTGCTAATGATCTCTTTGTTTCTTTCGATAAATTTAATCATAGTTTCCTCCTTAGAAAACAATAACACCCTGGTAGGTGTCTAGTCTTAAGTATAACATGATATTTCCTAGTAAGTCAAATCTGGGTGTATAATAATTTTACTATGACTACTTATTCTAATTCTGCTACTGGGGTTAAATATCCCCTGGAAAACTCTCCAGTTAATGTTCATGGTGACTTTAAGAAGTTAGCAGAATCCCTTGACGCTATTCTTCCAGCATACGGAGTATCATATTTTCAAATTAATGTAAAAAATAATAGCGGTAGTACAATAAATGCTGGAGTACCAGTATATGCAACAGGCTATGAAGCAAAAACGACAATTGCAAAAGCACTTCCATCTACTTCTTCTCCAATACTTGGATTACTCAAAAACACTACAGCTAACGGTTCTGATGGAACAGTTGTTGTTGCTGGAGTCATGGAAGGATTAAACACTTCATCATTTCTTGCAGGCCAAGTTTTATATGTTGGAGTATCTGGAGGCTTAACAAATGTTAGACCAACAGGGGGATCTGCAGCAGTTGGTATTTGTGCATATGCAAATAATATAAATGGAATAGTAATAGTAGAGGCAAAAGGAAACGGTACCTGGGGAGCACTCAGAGACGGTTTGTCATGATATAATAAAACAATGGCTACTCTAAGAGGATCTCAATCATCATACGATATAGGAAATGCACCTCCCACTGTTATTTGGACTGTAGTTCGTGGAGATACTTCTGGGTTTAAGGTTTACGTAACAGATGATGCAAAAGAGCCCTTGATTTTAAAAGGCGAAGGGTATGAATGGGATATTGCCATGAAGATTAAAAGACCAAACTCAACCCCTGGTGTAATTACAGATGACTCAGTTCTTATTTTAGAATTATACCCAGTCGCAGATGAAGATGACTTAGTTGGAGAGTTCACGGTAGGGCTTACAGCAGCAGAGTCAGTACAACTTCAAACAGGAGACATCTTTGATATTCAAGTATCAGATCCAACAAGAGTTTGGACGGTTGCCCAGGGTAGCCTAAGAATTCTTGAAGATGTAACAGACTAATGGCAACAGCAGTAATAATTGATAATTTAAAACATAAAACAGAAAAAATTTTTCCAATAGACTATTCTATAGTCAAGATAAAAGATTTTACAATCAATACATTAATAACTGAGGTTTTGCCTTTTAGAGTTAGGTTTTCTGCTATTCAGATTCAGGCTATTGGTTTGGGCAATACCCCCGCAATCCCTCTACAAGTTATTGGCTACAGCAATTATATTCTTTAATAATCTTATTAAATAGATGTTATAATATCATCATGGCTAAAGTATCTATTTCAACAGTGAAGACTCTATTTCAAACAGGAGATAGACCTACACAGCAAGATTACGTAGATTTAATCGACACCTCTGCAGCACAAGCAACAGACTTGGGCTCATATGGTAACAATGAAAATACAATCACTGGTATTGAAAACGTAACCGTTATTGATAACTTTGATGCTACAGATTGGCGAATGGTTAAGTACCTTGTGTCTATTTCTAAGACATCTGCAGGAGATAACAAATTCTACGCCACTGAACTTACAATTCTTGTTGACGGTACAGGTGTATCAGTCAGCGAGTATGGAACAATCGACAATGATGGGAATATTGGCACCATTAATGTCTCTCGCACTGGAAATACCGTGGCCTTAACAGTCACTCCAGACCCTGCGACAAAGCCAGTCACAGTTCGTTTTGCACGAATTGGACTTAAGGCATAATAAAAGGAGATATAAAAAATGGCAACAGTAAATAAAGATTTTAAGATTAAACAAGGACTCATTGTTGAAGGCACAACAGCCACAGTAAATGGGTATGACTTACTTAAAAAGTCAGCAGCAGATGATGAGTATATTATTGGTCTTATTGGTGGAACTGCAACATCAGAAAACACACCAAACACAGTTGTAAAGCGTGATGCAGATGGTAGGTTTACTGCAACCCAGATTGTAGCAGAATTACATGGTTTTGTAACTGGTCAAGTATCAGATATTTCAAACCACTCAACATCTAATCTTACAGAAGGTTCACAACTATATTTTACA